TCCCGCAAGCACGTGGCCCTGATGTTCTCGGCCGCTGAACGAGCCCTGGAACTGACCGATTTCAAGGAAAGGTTCCTGCGCCCCGCCATCAGCACCCTGGCTTCCGGCGTCCATGCCGATCTGCTCAACCAGGCGCTCTGGTGGACCCCTCAGGTCGTCGGCACCGCTGGAGCCGTCCCCTCGTCCAGCGTGACCTATTCCGCCGGCCGCGTGTGGCTGGAAAAGATGCTGGCCCCCGAGGAACCCCGCATGGCGATCTGGTCGTCTGACGCCCAGTCCGCCCTGATCGACGCCAGCAAGGTGCTGTTCAATCCCTCGCGGCTCCTGGCCGAAAGCTACCTCAAGGGCAGCTGCGGCGAGTTCATGGGCTTCGAGTTCTTCGAATCCCAGGCGACCCCCTACCTGACCAACGGCACCCAGACCCTGACCGGCCTGACCGTTTCCACCACTGCCGGCCAGTCGGGTTCCGTGCTGTACATCGCTGGTGCCACCATCGGCAACACCATCGCTGCTGGTGCCATTTTCACTATCGCCAACGTTTACGCCGTCCACCCGCTGCTGGGCTTCGCCTACGGCACCACCCTGCGCCAGTTCGTGGTGACCGCGCCCGTCACTGTCACCAGCACCACCCAGCAGCCGATCCCGGTTTACCCGCCGATCACCACCGCCGCCCCCGACATTCCGTTCTGCTCGGCCCTGCCCGCCGCTTCCGCCGCCCTGACCTTCTGGGGCTCCGCGAACACCGCCTACCGGCAGAACCTGCTGTTCCAGCGCGATGCCTACGCTGCGGCATTCGTGCCCCTGCCTGTCATCGCCGGATGCGAGGGCTATACCTTCGACTCCGACGAAATGGCGGTCCGCGTCATGACCGGCGGCAACATCCTGAACGACACCGAAGTGACCCGCATCGACGTGCTGTATGGCCTCGTCGGCGTCCGGGGCTACCACGCCTGCCGCGTGTCGGAGTAGACAATGGCTGACTACCCCAAGATGATCTACAAGGATTTCGCGGCCAACCCCGGGGAATACCTGATCGTCCAGAACGCGTCCGAGGAAACCCGGGCGCGGAAAAAGGGGTGGCGGAACTGGGATGAAGGGGCCGTAGTCGTGGCCCCCACCCCGGCTCCTGACCCTGTGGCGGAAGTTTCTTTCACCCCTGCCGACCCGGCTGCACCAGAACCCGCCGCCGAACCCCCCGTGGGAGCGTAAATGAAAACCAAAATGGGTCCGCCCAATCCCGGAAAAATCAAGCCGGGGAAGATCCCCCAGGCTGCGGCCAAGGATAAGGCCGTGCCTCGTCCGAAGTCCCTTGGGATTTCGGCCCCAGCCTTGGCCGGTACCGTAGGGGATGGTTCGACTATCCGCATCGAGAAGATCGAAAACGGGTATCTCCTCCATCACTCGAATGAGGGTCCGAAGGGGGATTACCAGCGAAAAACGGTCTTCCACCCCTCCAAGCCAAGTATCAATGTGGCGACCCCGAAACTCCCCAAGAAAAGGACGTGACCGATGCCCGCAAAGTCCAAGGCCCAACTCCGATGGGTGAACAGTCCCGCTGGTCATAAAGCCTTGGGCAATGCGGGCGTAAAGGAATGGGATTCAGCATCAAAAGGGCTCAAGTTGCCCGAAAAGGCGAAAACCGTGAAGAAACAGAAGGAAATCGGAATTCCGAAGGGCGCACCCGCTTCTGTGAAGCGCAAGGATGATGCCTATGACAAGAAACACGCCCTCAAGGAAGGCTCTAAGGCCGACCTAAAGGCTGATCGGAAGCTCATGAAGGCTTCCAAGAAAGGGAAGAAGTGATGGCCAAGAAGACCTACACCCAGGGCTACTCCGGCAAGAAGATCGACATGGAAGATGACGAGATCCCGGGCGTTCCGATGCTCGGCAAACCCGGCATTCACCACGATCCCGAGCTGGCCAAGCGCGACACGGGCCGCATCGCCAAGGCGGTCGCCGGCCCGCACCAGCACCACTCGTCCAAGAATTACAAGGGCTAGCCATGCGCGATGAGACCTGGGCCAAAAAGCGGAAAGAGCAATACGCCGAAACCAGGAAACCCGTTGCTCCGCTGGGGACGAACCCCAGAAGCACGCCCCCGGCGGTTGTCAAGGCCACTCCCAAGAAAGGCAAGTGAAGTATGAAAGTCCTGGACCTGATTGACCGAGCGTATCGCATCATCGGCGTGTTGGCCGAAGGCGAGACGCCCACCCCTCAGCAGGCCCAGGACGCTTTCAACGTCATCAACGTGATGTTGGACGAGTGGAACACCCAGGAAGGTATGAGCGTTTCCAACGTCATGGTTTCGACCCTAATCCAGCCTCCCAGCACGGTCCCCACTGAGGGGTTCAGTGTGACGATTGGGCCGGCCGGAACCATCGTGGTCCCCACCCGCCCGGTTGGCATTGCCGTGGCGACCCTCACCATGCCGTCCACGGCAAGTGCGGGAACCATCGATTACCCACTCCAGATCCTCTCCGTTGAGGAATGGAATTCTATCACCCTGAAGCAGACCCAGACCAACATTCCCCGTGGAATTTACTTCGACCAGCAGTTCCCCACCGGGAACATCTCTTTCTGGCCTTGCCCATCGGTCGAGGTAACCCTGAACCTGACCTACTGGAGCCAGGCAGCGGCTTTCGCAACCATCAACGATGTGGTCAACCTCCCGCCCGGGTGGATGAAGGCGATCATCTACAACCTGGCAGTGGAGTTGTCCCACGAATTCCCTGGATGCCCAATCGGCCAGACGGTCCTTTCGACTGCCCTGGGCGCTCGTGCTGCCATTAAGCGGTCGAATCACCGCGTGCATTACCTCGGGTGTGACGCCGCGATCCTGGGACAGCCCCCCATCGGCTATTCCCTGGCCGACTTCCTGGCGGGGAGGTAGACATGGGCCTAACCCGCATCCCAGGGTTCATTTCGGGCAGCTACACCCTTCGCCAGTGGCAGGCCGAATGCCAGCGCTGTCTGAACCTGTATCCCGAAATGGACGAGATGGGGACCGCCGCGAACCAGGAGAAGGGGATCCTGACTTCGACTCCCGGCCTGACATTGCTCGGGACCATCGGCACCGGGCCGATTCGTGGCCTGTGGGCTGGATCAGATGGTAATTGCTATTGCGTCAGCGGGAACGGCCTTTATTCGGTTTCCAAAACCTGGAGTGGGACGCTCTTGGGGACCTTGGGGACCACATCAGGACGGGTCCAGATAGCCGATAATGGGGCACAACTCTGCGTTGTGGATAGGCAAGGGTATGTTTGGACTTTCGCCCCCGCTGCCAACACCACCCAGTTTTTGCTATTGGCAGACGTATCTGGCTGGCAGGGGTCCAATGTGGTGGCCTATCTGGACCAGTGGGGCATCTTTGCCGTCCCGGGAACGGCCGAATTCTATACTTCGAATCAGCTTGACTTCACGACATACAATGGGACCAGTGTAGAAACCAGCCCGAACTATGCCTACAAGGCTGGGTTCTCGGATCCCATCGTTTCGATCATGGCGGACCATTCCAACGTCTGGATTTTCGGCAGCCAAACGACTGAAGTTTGGTATGACGCCCAGTCGGCACCCCCGGGGATCGTGCTGTCCCGGATCCCCGGCAGCATCCTGGAAGTCGGGTGCTGCTCTCCGAACAGCCCGCAGCAGGTTATGAATCAGATGTTCTGGCTGGGCGATGGGCGCCATGGACCCGGCGTCGTATGGATGGCCCAAGGCTATGCGGCACCACCGGTTCGGGTGAGCACGCATGCGGTCGAAGAAGAACTGCTGTCCTATGGCTACGCCAACCTCCAACAGGCCACGTCCTGGAGCTATGAGCAGGACGGGCACGGCTTCTACTGCCTAAATATCCCTGGCGCTCCCGTAACCTGGTGCTATGACGTTACGTCCCGACTCTGGCATGAGCGGGCGGCCCTTGTGAACGGCCAGGACTCCAGGCATATTGCCGACTGCCACGCATGGTGGAACGGAACCCATGTGGTGGGTGACTACCAGACGGGCAACCTCTATTCCCTGGACCAGGACAACAACACGGACAACGGGTCCCCCAAGCGCTGGATGCGGCGAACCCCGCACATGGCGGATAACAATCTGACGCTCTATTTCAGCCGCGTCCAACTGGAGATGGAAGTTGGCATCGGCCTTGACGGGTCCGGACAGGGAATCAATCCCCAGGTCATGATGCGCTATAGCAATGACGCCGGCATGACGTGGAGCGCGGAGCGTTGGGCCTCATCCGGCGCAATTGGCGGTTATCTGACCCGGTGCAAGTGGGATCGCTGCGGCAAGAGCCGGAATCGCGTCTGGGAATTCAGCGGGACCGACCCCGTGTCCTGGACGCTGTTTGGGGCAGAGATGCAGACCACACAGGGGTTAGCATGACGTCTATCCCGCCTGTCCCTCTCGGCCCAATAGTGGATCCCAAAACAGGGATCATGAATCAGACGTTCTCCCAATGGCTGGTCCAGA